AATACCTGAGGTTATTGCACTATCAACAGCATCTTGTGCTCTTTCATTAGTAAAGTATAGATTGTTAGTGCCTTCATCTACATCATCACTGTTAGTAAGAGCAAGTCCAACTATACTGCTTGCTGAAATGTAATCTAATATTCCACTACCTGTGGTTATAAGTAGATCACTAGATACACCTACTCTTGATGGCAATGTCAGTGTGACATTAGACTCTAGTATGGGTGCTTTGAGTGCAGCATAGAAACTTCTTGTGGATTCATATAGTCTATTTTCACCTGTGATAGCAACATTACCAAGAACATCCAAAGGTGCTATGGCACTTATGGTGTTAACTCCAAGATTACCACTTACATCTACTATGACTGGATTAGCATCACCAGTGGTGGTTCCACTATCAATCCTTACTATGTTACCAGTACCAGATGTGGATTTAAGTCTAAGAGCCTCTCCAGATGAGGTTACAACTTCTAATTTTGCACTAGCTGAAGTTCCAATTCCAACAGATCCACTAGATACTTCAAGAGCATTACCACCACCAGTCTGACTTATACTTACCAAACTAGAAGCACTTTCACCACTTACAGCAACATTAGTTCCATCATAAGTGAATCCATCACCACCACCAAAGAATCCAGAGTTATTAAACTGAACTGCATTAGTGCTTCCACCAGGTGCAGATGTTCCAGCAACACCAGAGTTACCTGTTAGAATGATGGTAGCAATACCAGTTATTGATTCAAATTCACCAGAAATTGTAATTCCATATCCAACAAAGTTAATTTGTGTACCAATTCCTAATAGGTTATTGATTCCTGTATCTGAACCTGTTGAGATGCCCATCTTAGGATTAGCATCAAAGGTAAATGTGGCAATACCAACTGACTCATTAAATTCATTAGTTACTGTTACACCAGCACCAACAAAGTTAATCTGAGTGGCAAGTCCAACATAATTATCAGCACTAGAGATACCTATCTTTGTATCTGGTTCAGCATTGTTTAATCCAATTCTACCAAATCTTTCCCATCTATTTTGTGATGTATATATCCATCCTACTAGTCCACCACTAGCAGCATTACCATCATAAACAATATCACCAACATTACCTGATAATGATGGTGTGGATATTCCAACAGTGTATTTTCTAGATACATCCCTATCACCTTGTAAGAATAAAGATGTTGCCTCAATACCCTTGGTTGATGTTGATGTTAGTTTGTTATTAAGAACAATAGGACCATCAAACTTAGATATAATATTACCATCAGCACCACCCTCAACAATAAGAGATCTTCTAACTGTTGCTTCTAGTGGGTCAATGACATCAAATCCAACATTTACTCCACCACCAACACCTAAGTCCTCACCAGTGACAGTAGGAATAGGAGCATCAAATATCTCATCCTTACCTGTAGAAGAATTTACCTTCCTGTTACCAATGAAGAAGTCTCCATCTTGGTTCATTGAGGTAAAGACCACACTACCACCAGCAGATTTAACAGACTGTGCTAGTAACTCTTCTTGTGGTTCTAAATTTCTATCCTGTTTAGTTGGGAATGATGTGGAGTAATTACCTGGTCCATAACCAAGATATTCAAATGTATGAGCAGCAGAACGAATAATTGAATTCCTTCTAAGTTCAATTGGTCTTGGTAAAATTCTTCTAATAACTGAACCAGATTCATGAGAAGCATTGGTGGTTCCCAATAAACCCCTGAATACTGTTACTGCATCAGCAGCAACTGTTGTCTTAATTCTTACAATTTCATCATCAATTAGTAAGAAGTCTCCAACATTAAAGTCAAAGTTAACTGCATTTGAAATACTGATTGATGTAGCTGTGTTGCTTGTAGAACTACCAGTTACAGTGGTTATACCAGCATACTCAGCAACTAATCTTGCAGATGTAGATTCATTATCTCTAGCAATATTACCACCTCTTGCAGTGAACCCTAGTGGATGAACCTCAAGATTACCTGCCACTGATGGAGTGAATGTGCTTACTCCAACATTAGCTACAAATGATGTGGTAGATCCAACCTTAGTGATGACTGCATCACCATTTAATAGGTTATCATTTGCACCACCAATTCTAATCTTTTCATCAACTACTAGACCATGAGCCTCTATGGTGCTGATTGTGGCAAGTCCAACTACTCTATCATAGAATATATCAAATACATTTAAGGATCTACCAGTTAGAACCACATTACCTGTTCCAGCATTAGTGACTCCAATACCTGTGATTGAATTACGAGAAACTGTGCCAGCAGAGGAAACATTTACCTCTTTATCACTACCCACACCAACAGATGTAATCTTGTAGATTGTATTGTAATCAGAATTAGATTCTGGAGTGATACCAGTTATCTTCAAAGTATCTCCAACATTACTATAGATTTCACTAACAGTAATGACAGCACCAGTGTTTCCTGTGGTTTGAGCAACACCTGACAATGCAAGAGTGTTACCTACACCAAATGCACTACCACCATCAATTATCTTAATAGAACTAACTGCATTACTTGCAATAGTGACCCTTGCTGTTGCATTCTTACCAACAGTTGAATTACCAAATCCTACAAGACCAACATTATAATAGTTACCATCAATATAATTTGAACCAACACTACTAATAGCAACTTTTGCTATTCTATTCAATCCATGATCTATATCTGTAAACAGTGTATGTGTAGTTCCAGCAGAACCAGCAGATTTAACCTCAGTTAAACCAAAACCCACACCAACATCAATTAATCTATTATCTAAAGTTTCTCTAGTAAGAGATTTTTGCTGTTCATTAATAGCAACCTGTCCAATAGTATTAGGTACAGCAAAACACTTAGATGCTGCTGGATCAGATGCTGGATTATCCCTATTAGTTTGGGGGAATAAACTCTGAATTGGTTGAGAATACGCAGACCCTGTGTAAGGAGTAATGGTAGGAGCATTACTTGCATTTACCAATAGTAAATGATAAACACCATCTTGCTTACCAGAAACATATTCTTGAATCTCCTCACTCCTGTAGATATAGTAAGTTCCAGGTGTTTTCTTAGGTCTGAAGTGAGGTAAAGATGTTGTTCTACTTGCTGTATTGTTGGTAAATGTACCAGGATCATCAGTCAAAGCAACTGTAAATTGTCTTGCACTAGAAATTCCTGTAACAGTAAAGGTATTGTTAAACATGGATTTAGCAATACCAGTAGTGTTATTAGTACTGGTTATATTAACAATTTCTACAGTAGAATTTGTTTGTAAGTTATGAGGTATTTCAGTGACAATTGTGGCAACATTGTTTGTCCAAGTAGCATCTGCTATGTATCTTGGATTTCTAAGTTGAGTTGAATTATCTAAAGTTACACTACTAGGATTGTAGAGATATGCAACTTCACCATCAGTTGATCCAATAGAAGTATTAGACTCTTGAATAACAAATCCCTCTGTAGGAGGTCTTGCATCTAATGAAGAAGCAGATGGAAGAACATATCTTGCACGATAAATGGTATCATCTAAACTTCTAGTCTCTGATTTTCTATTAATAAATGTCCTAGCAGTAGCATCTCCAAGGCTGGTAGATCCCAATCCAACAATAGTATTGTATAGAGTGTCTTCAGTTGATCCAGTTGCTACATTAACAAACCAGTGAGATGTATTTGAATCATATTGAATTGGGTGTCCAATGTCACCTGCCTTTTTATCAGATACTCTACTTACAACATTCAGCAAACCACCATTACTATTGACTGTGATAGCTTCATCTGCCAGTGCATCATTTAAAGTTTTTGCAATTTTTATTTGATCAGCACCTGCAATACCTGTACCTGATGTGATAGCAAAGAAAACTGTATTGTGAACTAATCCATCTGGTAAATGACCATTTTCACTTACAACTCTAATTGTTTCACCATTTATAAAGTTATGACTTGAGGTAAGAGTGAATACATTGCTTGATACACTGTTAACACCAACAGCAGAGTTACCAACCAAGAATTTCTTCTCTGCAGATACCTCATTTGAGGTATACTGCGTGTTTGGCATAATAATTCTTGCTGAATGAGTTGTGGTAATTCCAGATTTGGATATTAACACATTTAACTTATCATTTTCTTTTGCACCAATCCTATATCCATCAATAACTGACTCTGGAGCAACAGCAGAGTTAGTCTCATTGTAAAGATACATTTGGTTAGTGTTTGCTATACCAACTATCTTATTAACATCTAAAGATAAAAATTCTGTTCCTGTTTCTGGATTATTATTTACTTTAGGAGGGATGATATGACTAATATAACCAACATCATCTCTAGTAAAGGCATCTCTTCTAAATCCATCAGATGTAAATGCATTAGCTCCAAAGTTGGAGTTAGAGTTGGTAATGGTTAACTCACCACCACTTCCAGTGTTGAAATGATTAGCATATCCAATAGCAAAACAAGATACTGCCTGTACAATTGAATTATTTGTAACTTTTATGTGGAAGTTTGCATATGTTGGCTTATATCTTGCTCTTGAGTCTGATTCTAAATTACTATTTCCCGTAGCAGTCTTATCTTCATATGTTCCAGAAGTTGAATTATACTTAACAAAAGCATTATCATCTTTTTGTAAACCAATACCAGTAAATTGAGCAAGAACCATTGACTGGAATCCTGTTGCTTTGTCACCATCAGCAATAAGACCACACATTCCAAATACTGACCTTAATGAAAGGTTGAAGATATATGGAGAAGCTGATGTGACTGTATCTACAGTTACATTTGCAGTGGCATTAGAAATTGTTGGGAGTGGATCATCAGGAGCACTCTGAACTGTATATTGAATATTGGTAGAATCTACCTTATTAGATACCACAAACTGACCATCATAACCAGTTCCTGCATTTGCAATTCTTATTGGAGTGTCAACATCAAATGCAGTGGCATCTGTGGCAGAATCAAGAGTTACAGTGACAGTGGTAGAACTAACAGCACCTGTACCTGCTCTAATACTGGATATGCCAACTTCTTTACCCTTAGACCCTACAATTCTAAATTCATCAATCTTAGGTTGAATATCTAATCCTTCAGATGGCCAATCTGGTTCAATTTCACGTCCTGAAGATGGACCATATGCCTTACCAACCTTTGCATAGTACATGTCAAGGTCAGTTCTAGCAAATTCTCCACTAGTTCCACTAATGAAGTCATCATCAATATTGACATTATTGACACCATCAGCAAATTCAAAGCAAGCTAGCTTGTTATGTGAGAAATTGGGAATAAAGGTATTTGTAGTATAATCCTTGAAACACAATCCATTAGGATCTGCATCTAAAATGGTGAATTGCCAAAAATAGCAACCACCAGTTACTCTGAAAACAGAGGATCTTTCAATACTGTCATTTTCTGGGTTTGGCACATATTTTGGACGAATCTTAGTTTTTCTAAGATCCATGCCCACAATAGAAACACCACGTGGGACAATTACTCCACCAAAAATACTGTTTAACTTGAAAAGTTGGTTGTCAGTAGATGTAAGATCAAAATTACTTGTTAAATCCCATGAACCAAACTCACTAGATGTCTCTCCACTTCTTAATCTATAATTATTAGCTCCTATTGGTATCCAACCTGGTCTATTGTCAACAATGTGCTCACCAGGATACAAAACTATAGTAGTTTTAGCAAATCTATCATTATCCAATCCCTTTTGATAGGAGAATCTAGAAGCTTCTATTAATGCTCTCTGAATAGTTTTGAAAGGTCTAGTCAGTGAGTTACCTTGGTTTTCTATACTGTCAGTTGCATCAAGACTGCCAGGGTCAACATATATGACACTACCACGAACTGATTTTAGAAAATTATCTAATCTGGAAAGACCCATTTTTACTAATTCGTTATCCGTTAAGATTATTTATCATCACATATATATTCAACTAAATATTTAAAAAATGTCGATGAAATGAAATCATATTCTGATCTAAAAGAAGATTTGGAGCAAAGGAGGAAAGAACTCCAAGCAAAGCAAAAAAAGCAAATAGAAGATCGTAAAGAAAAATCAGTTTCTTATCGTGATGAGAGACAAAAGGAGATGGAGTCAAGAAAGAAGCAAATTGAAAAACAACGTGAACAAGAAGCAGCTAGAATTCAAGCAATTCGTGCACGTGAGGCAATGAAGCAAGAATTGAAGCGTGAACTAGAATCTGAAAAAAACTAATAGGGCAATTTTTTGCCCAGATTTTTTTCCCCCCTTTTTTGGAATTAAAAGTTGATTTTCCCTCAGAGAGGGTCTGAATAAAATACCCTCTCTTCCTCTACCTTATCACGTACAAAGTTAAGTACATTCATAAACTCATCTACTGTATCACAATTCACTACTCTCTTCTCTCCTCCATCTGAATACAAATACACTGTTCTTTTGCTGGTGTCTATGACACACTTGGATAATAAATCATCAGACATTAGGACTTTCCTCCAAAGAACTACCCTCATATTCTACCACCAAATCATTAACATCCTTTCTTTGTGCCATGATATGGTAGAAAGCATCAACTGGCATACCACCTTGGGATTGAAGATAAACTTTTCTCTCCACTGGCGATATTCTTTTTACTATCACATTCTGATGAGAACCTAAACAAGTAAGTTGAACTGTTATAGTTTCATAATCAATCAATCCATCCCAATATTCTGGTAAATCAATTGTATTCTTACCATTGCATACTCTTCCTCTTACATAAACTGCATGTTCTGGTCCTTCTAAACATCCATGTGCAAGTCTTTTTCCCTCTTTGGTTGGGTGTTTGATATCAAATAACTTAGTGGTAGCAACAATAGATCCTGACCAAGAGGCAAATCCTCCAACAGTTAAATCTCCACCTGTTGTAATATCACCACTGATATTCATGTTGCCTGTTTGATCTGTGTCACCAACAATATTAAGAGCATTAGAAGTTAAATCATTACCATCTATCTTAACATTCCCCTTCACATGAAGAGATCTTTTAGCATGTTCTTCAATATCTGTGTTTTCATCAGGACCTATCATCACTGTTGCCACTGGAGTTTCATCATCAAAAGACTCATCATCACCTACTTGCAAAGGTCCTTCAATATATGCAGATCCTCTTAAGACATCAACACCTTTACCTAAGGATTTAGCCTCTCCTGCACCCACTTGTAATTGTTTTCCAATTTCTAAACTTGGAACTTTCATAATACCTCCTATAAATTATCTTTAAAGAAACTGCCAAATTTTTCTGACATTTCTTTTCCTTGTTTTTCAAATTCACTCAGATTTTCTTTTAATCCTCCAGCAACACCTCCAAATTGATCAGCTAGACCCTCAACTTGACCTTTAAGTCCAGCAACCTCATCTGAACTTGCAAAGTCTTTTAATTTTGGTATTAATTTCTTTGCTGTTGAAGGTAATTTTGACTTCTTCAATTCATTAGCAGCAGCCTCCAAGGAGGTCTCAGCATCTCTCATTACATCTTCAAAAGAGGAAGATAACTTACCTGCTTTTGCTGCTAACTTATCAGTATCTTTAGATCCTAATATTGAAGTTGCACCATCAGCAAAATCCATTAATCCTCCATACACATTCATGATGCCCTCACCTACAACATTAACTTGATTTGCTGATACTATTTTAGTTGCTACTGAACTGGTGACTTCAACATCAGGAGCCTCTATACGAATCTTTTCATTTGCATTTATCTTTATGACTCCATTTCTCCCATCATTACCTGTTGCTATCAACTCTATATTCTGAGCAGACAATCTAATAGTACCATTAGGAGCAGCTATACTAACATCACCATTTTGTGCTAGTAAATTATATGCTCTTGGATTTACTCTTTTACCACCATCTTTACTCTTTGCTCCTCTTATGTCTTGTCCGCAGTTGATGGTATGAGCACCAGGTGAGTGAAAGTTTGTACTTCCTTTTTGTCCTTGTTTGCCATCTCCATTAGATCTCATTCTAATGTAGTGCCTTCCTCCATCCTCACCAGTTCTTACATAATATGCAAACTGTTTTTCTTTTATGATGTGTCCAAATTTTATTTCTCCATGCTCATTACCTATTCTATAGGGATGATAATTAATTGGTTTAGTCATTAAAATTTACCTACACAATCTATAACTTGAATAGTATCAGCAGGTGATACCACTGGAGCATCTGGATCTTGATCCACTCTGATGGCCTTAAATGTTGGAACTAACTTGACATTATATCCACTCTCACTTTGAATATAAATTCTAGGATCATCTTTAAATCCACCTCCACCATCATCAACATTTATTGTGATGATGCCTCCCAAAGCATCACATCTTCCTATGGATAATTTTGCTCCATTGTTGGGTTCCACTACCACAGTGTCTTTAGAACAATCATAATTAAATCCACCCTTAACAACACTAACAGTATCTATGCTCAATAAAACAGGATACTCTCCAGTGTCTGAGGTTGGGGAGGTTCTATTTACTGCAGTTTGTTCAGCAACAACCTCATCAGGTGACTTGGCAGTGATTTGTGTGCATTCTGTTCCTTCTATGAGAATTACTTTACCACCAGGTTCTGTCACTTCATCACCAGGACAAACTGTTATCACCTCTTGTGGTGAGTAAGGGACTTCATATGTGCCATCTGCCCTTTTAACTGTGGTTTCATCAGACTCTGCCCATGTTGCACCATCTCCACCTTGACTTCCATCAGGTGCAGGTATGTAACCTGTGCCAGTTTCTTCCATTATAACATCAATCACCTTACCATCCTCAACAACAGCAATACCAGATGCACCTGCCCCCTTTCCACAAGAATCTTTGAAAGATACAAAAGGAATATCTGTATATCCACTACCAGGTAGTATCACATCCACACCTAATAAAGTACCAGCAGCACCAATAATAGCATTGCCAGCAGCACCTGATCCACCTCCACCAAAGAATTGTATGGTGGGGGGACCACATCTTAATGGACCCACATTACAAGATTGAATTGCATCACCAATTACATCACTAAAATCAGCTCCCTCAACAGCACCCTTAATACTATCTCCTATGTTTTTAAATTTACCAATAGATTTTTTAATTCCTGAGTATATTTCTTTTGCTTTGAATAATGCACCAGGAATATCTAGAGTTCCAAGAATATCAGGAGCATCAACACCCAAACTCTGACTCCATGCTGTGACCTCATCACAACTAGGAGCTGCTGCACATGAGAGAAAAGACATGGCACTAGTAGCAACATCTGTTAAATCATCAATGATGTCATTAACTCCACCAACAGATGAGAGGAATGATTTAATTGGACCTAAAATAGCATCAGTGGCTCCATCAATCACTCCACTAATTCTTCCTAATAAAGAACCTACAAAATTATTAACCGCACAAAGAGGACCATTGATAAGTTTATTGACAGCATTTTTTAAAAAATTACCCACCATCTTAAAAAGATTTGCTTGTATATTTCTAAAAGCACAAGAGAGATCATCAAAAGCTTTATCTCCTAATTTTTTTGCTTTAAACAATTGAGATTGTGGTAGACTAGCATAGGATTTTGCCAAAGTTTTATTAATTTTTTTATTAATATTCAATTGAATGCCATCAGTTATTCTTTTGACTTGACCAGTTATTTTTTCTTGAGCATCTGCCATTGTTCTATCTATTTCTTTCTCTATATTACTAATACCCTTCAAAGCTCCTGTCACATCTATCTTTAAACCATCAGTGTTGGTAGAAATCTTAGTCTTCCAATGTTTTTTTGCCTTCTCAAGTCTTTGCTTTCTGTTGAGAGCATTCTTTAAAATAGTTTGTATATTGTCTTTCCTATCAAGATCACACTCAGGTGGTTTATCATTTTCTTCAGGTATTTTATCATCTTCATCAGCTTCAAGATCTGCACCACATACATCCTGATCTTGAGCAATGGTGCTTTCTATTACTACTCCATCTGTGTTTGACTGATCTTGATTGGCTGGAAGACAAGATCTTGAGACAGGGTTACTTGAGTCTGTAGAATCATGCCCACTGAACAACTTGAAGGGACCTAGTGGACCCATATTACGTTCTATTTCTGCATACTGATTGACACCAAACACTCCTGTGATGACAGGTTGTTGTGCATCCTCACCATCTAAAAAGAATCCATGAACAAACATCCCCTGTCTAATATTAGGAGACTGTGATGCACCACCCTGACCTGATCCAGCAGTAACTGGAAATAATATAGTTGCCCAAGGCAAATCTTCATCAGAAAGTTCCTCCACCTCAGGTGGATGATACCCTATGATACGAACCTTATATCTATAATCAAATCCCTTGAACTCATCATTAGATTCAGTAGGGCGTTCAGCTATATTGTCAATCCAATTCTTTTGCTTTGGAATTTGACCTATCCACCAGACATAACCATCACGTCCAAGGTAGTGTGTTTTAGCTAAGGAATTTTCTAACATTAATCGTCGTAAACTCTACACTCTAATGAGTCTGGATGATTGTCGCAATAGACTTCTAAGTGCTTGTCCTCATGTCTTGTGTGCCAATCATTAATCTTACCTTCATTGGGTTCCACTTCTTCCTCTGTGTGATCATGGAATGCATCATTATGCATCTCTAAATCTGACTCTGTATACTCAATCATGCCATGATTAATATGTTCTTTATGATCCTTTGGATCAATGTAAACTTCATGATCTAAATCGTGCTTTGGAGTGTTAGTTGTCATAGTTCTCCTTAGAATGGTTGTCTACCAAAACTTTCTCTTACTAGTGTAAGAGTAGTAGAAGATTGATCTGATGTCAAGCGATGACATAGACTTGCTATCATATATATGCCACTACTCTCTTTATTCAAACCAGAACTCTTACTTGTGTTCACTTCAGGAAAATCACAGTGAACTAAGTCACCAGCCTTCAAGGTAAAGTCTGCTGCCACAGTGATATTTATTTTAATAGTAAACAATTGATTATATCTCATCACAGACTGAACCATAGTCTTAGGAGCATTGTAAGTAGGATTAGTTGGATCACTCTTCCAAGTTTCCAACTCATCCTTAGGAGTCTTACCTGCAGGAAGAGTTCCAATATCAAGAATCCTAGTCATAATTCTTGATGGTTCATCTCCAAAGTTTTCAACACTAATAGAATTCTTACCTCCAGTTTTTACCACCTCATTCTTGATATTAAATTCTTGATCTTTATAATTGAAATCATAAAAATTAAAGTAGATACTTCTATTGGAGTACAATCCAACAGCTAAATTATTTTGTAAATCAATGTCCCTATCAATAGAATATTTTAGAATTTGAGAATCATATTCATCAGGTTTAAATGGAGTGTTTGTTAAAACATAATTTCTCTTTGGTTTTTGAGAGAACAATCCATCAATAGATTTAAATTGAAATCCATCTTGAGTTTCAAAGAAAAGATATCCTGCTGTTCCCTCACCTGGTTTTGCTGGCACAGATTTAGATGCCAACCATGTACAAACATACAATGGTTTTCTATTGTTACCAATAAAATTGTAATTAATTAAAGTCTCATCAACATCAACATCAACATCTAACTTTTCCTTCATTATTTTCTTAACACTCTCAGATATCTTACCATCATATCTTTTTACTACTCTAGTCAAATCATTCTTGAAATATTGTTCAGAGGCAAGGTCTAAGAAATAATTGTTCTCTAAACTATCTGATACAACATTCCTTACTCTGTTCACATGCAAGGTAGGTTTTAATTTTCTACCATTATAATCCTCCAATATGATATCTACCTTCTCTCCTCCTCTGATAGGAAGTTTATCTAAAAGATCATCAGTCTCTTTGATTCCTACTGTCAAAGTAATTATATTTGATAATACATTCTCATAGTATCTTATATCAGCTAAGGTGGATTTACTATTATGTTCACTCTTACTTCCAGAAAGATCTGCACTACCATTCTTTCCATTAATGGTGAACTCTTTTATATTACCTGGTCTTAGTATGGATGCCATTGATTATACTGCGCTTAATTTTGCAAGATTAACTTTTTTAATAACACTATTTACACTATCACCTTCCATGACTATCAACTGACTACTACCAGATCCACCAACAACTTTTGTTTTTTGTTTAGGTATGGGAACTATGATAGGAGAATCATCCTCCTCTTCACTTTGAGCTAGAAGTGCAATGCTATCTGCTAATTTATTATTTGCAGATGTTTGTTCTCCTAAAACCTTTTCAAGATCATTTTGTTTATCATCTATTACTTTGGTTTCCTCTATGAAAAATGATCTTGAACTTTTTCCTCCCTTCATTGCACCAGATTCTTTCATCATTTTCATACCTTTTTCTCTTAGTTCTGGATCAATTGTTGATTCCCCTCCAGCATAATCTGCAAATTCCTCTACACCCAACAATCTTAATTGTGTTTTTGCAAGATCTATTTTTCTATTAGCAAAATTAATTTTAAACTCACTCTTTGTTCTTTTTAAATCAGATTCTGATCTCTTTAATAGTTTTTTAAAATAAGCAATTTGTTCTTCTCTTGTACCAGGTCTCCTAGTTCTAACTACTTTTTTTCCTTCACCACTCCCAACCTCATCCCTTGGTCTCTCTGGTTTTGGTGGTTCTACACCTGGCACTTCTCCCTTTTTGGTATCTGCTATTTTAATTTCACTTACAGGATCATCAACAGTTTTATCACTTATAGTGCTTTCAGTATCATCAACAGTTTTATCACTTACAGTGCTTTCAGTATCATCACTTGCAATATTAATTACAGGATTAGTGTTTACAATATCATTACTTGCAATGTCAGATCTGTAATTTTCTACAGCAGTTCTATCATCCTCAGCCTCTGTCTCTGCTTTTTCTAATTCAACATCATCTACCTCATCTCCTGTGGTTCCAGCATCATCTTCTATATCCTTAAGAGTTTTATCTTGATTCTTAAGTTCTTTTTTTATTTTATCAGCATATTTTTCATCATCACTTGGCTCAACTTTTTTAAATATATTTAAAAATTTAGATGTTATCCACTTAAATATATTCCACAATGGTGATACATACTCACCAAGTTTTTCAAAGAATCCTTTTATAACCTCATAAGTATCCTTAAAAAATTTAATTACATCAGTGAGTCTTTTATAGACTGCAAGAACTAGTGCTCCAATAGCTATGGATGTAACAAATTTAATTATTCTATCAAGGAATGAACTCTTAGATTTAGTTTTAGTTTTAGTGGTGGTTGTTGTTTCACCTCCACCTTTTTCCAGATTAGATTCTCTTTGCCTCTTTACAACTAGTGCTAGTTTTTTTCTCTCATCATCAGATTCTGTCTTTGTTAATTTATTATCAGCTATCAGTGTGGATAGAATATTAGAGAGGAATTTATTAATGGTATTAATTATAGAAGCAAATGCCTCAAAAACTCCTGCCTTAGATGTAGCTTTGCTCTTACTAGGGTCAGGTGTAGTCTGTAAAAATTTAGTAGCAGATATTTTATTAGACCTTGCCTTAATAATTGCCTTAGGTTTAGCAACATTCTTACCCTTCACAGTGGTTTGTCTATTAGTAATCTTAGTCGCTACATCAGATCCAGAAGATGCTTTCTTTCTGGTTGCCTGAAATATTTTAAGACCTGTAGAGAGAAGTGGTAGAATCATGCTATCGCTCCATACTCATTTTCATTTATAAATAAATTTCCATTTCCTTGATCAACAGAACTTATCTCTTGAATGTCACTACTAGTTCCACCTGATCCACTAGAGGCACCATCATCTCCAGTATCAGTTGGAACAACCACAACCTTGACTTCCTTTTTCTTTTTATTCATAGAAAGATCTGGTGCATTAATTTTATCTTCTATTATAGAAGCTCCTATACCACCAAGACTAGCAGCCAAAGAAATACCTTGAGCACCTGGTATGATACTAGTAATTGCACCTATACCAAACAATCCAGCAGCAGCAAAATTACCTTTCTTCAACTCCTCAATGGCTGATACTGAATCAAGATAGGTTCCAAGTAAAGGAAGTCCTCTAGCTACATTCTTCAATGTTCCTTTCAGTGCAGTATTAGTAGCAAGTTTCTTACCACCAACATTTAATAATTTTTTTCCAAAATTAGGTAATTTATCAGTGACTTCAGCAGTAACTTTTCTAGCTGTAGATTTATCAGCCTGACTAGCAAATTTCTTTATAGTCTCCTCAGCTGCCTGACCACCAGGACCAGGTCTAGCACCTTTAATAAACTCATCAGTTTGCATAAATTTAGCTAGATCATCTAAACCAGAACTACCTTTTGGTTTAGGTTTCAATGATCCACTAAATCCCATATTAAGAGCAGCTCTATCAGATTTACTACCAACTTTAGATAAATTTTGAGTTATATTCATTAACGCATCATCAGACAATCTCATTAAATCGTCAGAAACTTTAGCTTGATCTGCAATTGCTTTACCAAATCTTAAATTAAATACTTTTTGTTTTAAAAGTTTAGGAAGAGATTTAACACCAGATTTAGCACCACCAATTAAATTTTTAGCACCACCAATTAAATTTCTAGCACCAGTAGTTCCTTTTAGTAGGAACTTAAATCCTTTTCTTGTGCCAAGAGCAGATGCTCCTCCTCTAGTGAGTGCTTTAATTAATTTTTTTAACAGTCTACTACCACCTTTGATCAGACCACCAGCCACTCTAGCCAATTTACCAATGGCTTTACCAACTCTACTAACAATTCTAAAAATTCTATACCCTATACCCAAAGTTAATATCGCTAATATACCTTTTAATACACCCTCACCATTCTTCTCTAACCAATTAGCAATACCTTTGATAGTCTCCTGATTCTTAGGATCTTTCATCCATTTATAGAATCCTAAGACTGCTGACCCTAATATAATATTCTTGAAAAAATTTAGTAAAGTATCCCAGAAAGATTTTATTGGTTTAGTAATTGTATCCCTAATTTTTTTACCCAGACCAGCTTCATCATCACCTTCCAATTCTTGTTCTCTTTTTTTCTTTGCTTCAATGGCATCTAGCCTACGTCTTCTAGCAGCAAGTGCCTTTTTAAATATAAATTGTATTCCTAATACAGCTGCTATATTTTTAAGTAGTGATGCTATACCCTTTAATCCATTCAACAATCCAGCAAATATAGATTGATTACTTTCCTCCTCTTGTGCTGGAGGTAGCATTGCTACTGGACTTACCTTAGGTTTTGGAGCAGGTTTTGCTCTAGGAATAAAGTTACTTCCCTTTAAAGTTTTTCTCTTCTCAGTAACCTTCATCCCCTTACTAGGAGATGCAGCTCTTCTTCCTTTTCTTATTTCTATTACTGCACTTTGTAATATGGGAATCCTACCATCACTGGGATTAGTAATAGTTAAAGTATTGATTGCTTCTACTAAAGCTCTGAGCATATCAGCGTCAGTCTCCATCTCCCAGACTTCATATCCTAAGTCTGTAAGTATTTTAACTGGACTGGTGGTTGCTGGAGCCATTAACTACTGGATTGTTGTTGCTTTAATCTTTCATCCTCAAGATATTGTTGAAGTAACCCAACATATATATCCCTCTCCCAAGGGATTAAATTTTCAATCTCAGTTAATGAATATTTATGGTACTGCATCAAGGAGAAATTAAGTTTATAATAGTTCTCCAGATCCATATGCACCATACCTATGCGAAAAAAGATGATAACCCTTCTAATACTACAGTGCTTTCCACCTTAGTTTTTGGATTAGTAAAGGTCACACTATGAGATAACTTAGGCATAGTGGTAAAGAAAGTTTCAATCTCTTTGAATTGCATACTATTCATCTGCTCTAAGAACTCTGTCATCTCTTTCTTAGTGCAATCAGCAGCAGACCATACCTCTTCTTCATTATAAATTTTACTGATGCATGATGAGATTAAATTAAATGACTCATCCATTCCAATCTTATCATCAAAATCAAAATTACTTTTAACAAACTCATCTAGTGAGGGATACTTCATCTCCATCACCAATTCATTATCTAACTTAATCTTGTTGGTATGAGACTTATCCTTTTGTATCTTAATGTCATCTATGTTAATAGTCACAGGCACTTGAGTCTCCTCATCATCAGGAGCAATAAGATTAACTTCAATCTCCTCACCCACAGACTTACCTCTGATATTAAGAAACAAATATTCTATATCAAAAGTAGGAAGTGTCTCAACCTTTATCCCTCTGGTTTGTATACAATTTTTCAAGACTGTTCTAATAGCAGTGCTGATTTGTTTTGTATCCTCTGACTCTAGTGCTAAGACAAGTAACTTCTCCTCCTTAACTAAGAAGGGTCTGTACTTAACTTTCTTTCCTGTGGATGGCAACTCAAGTTCATAGGTTGGTGTGACAATGGTTGGTAATGGCATAATATTTTATAATGTAGTTTATTTATGAAGCAACAACTGTACTTCCAGTTACATCTAGTTTCTCTACCACATATCTCATAAAGGAGAAAGAAACATTACACTTTAAAACTTGACTAGCTTCATATGAAACTGGAATAGCAGTGATGTCTCTAGGAAAAGCTTGAACAAAAGTATATTCTAATATCTTTTTCCTGATAGTAGATTCATCAGAGTGATGATCTCTTTCAAATTTAGTTACAAATATATCATTCTTATATGTCTTAGGATAAGATACTCTTTGATTAGTGAAGGGACTTTTATAAGTTTGAGGATCTGTTATCCCACTTATGTAATCAATCCACCTTTCAAACAATGTAATTACATTGTAGTCTCTGTCCACATAGAATGTCAACCCCAAAACATCATCATAGATTCTTCTATAAGCCATCTTTTCAGTGACTCCATGATAATCATTAGTGACATCATGAGTAGCTAGAGATGAACCAGGTAGATTAGCTTCTGAACAAGACAAGTTAACATTATCAAAATCAAGGGAACCTAAGTTAGGCACTCTAGATCTAACTGCTGCTGGCACAGATAAAGTCAAACGATATTGTGAGGTCTGAGCTACATTCAGTAACCTAGATTTTATATCATCTACTCTTAATTTTTCTGGACGAACACCTGCCATCTATAAATATTTTAGATTATATATTATGTATAAGAGATGGCTGAGAGTATTAAGAGTTGGTACACACCAAAGTACCCTCAAAAATATAAAGGCAATCCAAATAATATCATATGTCGTAGTAGTTGGGAACGTAAATTCTGCAAATACTGTGATCTTACTGAAAGTATTATAGCATGGGCTTCTGAAGAGATAAGTATTCCATACATGTCTCCTGTAGATAAGAGACCACACAAATATTTTCCAGACTTTCTAATGAAAGTGAAGGAACATGATGGTAGAATTAAGACTTATGTGATTGAAGTGAAACCAAAGAGGCAAACTAAACCTCCAAAGAAAAAATCTAAAGTGACTAAATCATACATCTATGAGTGTGAAACATATGCAGTCAACCAAGCAAAGTGGAAGGCAGCAAATGAGTTTTGCAAGGATAGAAGAATTGAATTTAAACTTATCACAGAAGATGAATTAGGTATTAAATAATGTCAGAAAGAACAGAAGAACTTCAAGAAAAAGTTGAAGAACTAAATGATGCTGATGACATTATGATGAATATCATGGAGGTGTTCTCCCAGACAGAGATCATTCCTGATGCAGGTAACTATTATACCTTTGTATATAATGCAAAAACTCCTGGTGTTTATGATCAGTTCCCTCTAGTTGCTGTTACCTTTGTGGAGAGTTGGGGATTCCAAGGTATCAACTTTCACTGGGGTACATCAAGAAACTATACATGGAATGAGGTTGTAGGATATCTACATGTGATACAGAATGATGAGATAGATTACTTAAGATCATTACCTTATGCAAATTTTAAGACTAAATAACTAAAAAGATATTCATGACTCATAAAACAGATGGGCCTACTGTAACTACTATTTTTCAAAATAGAAAAGAGCCTACGCAAACCTGGACATTAGTTATGAATGAAGATGAAATTACTGCGACTGCTGATAAAAAATTATCTGGATTAAAAGTAGGAAAATTATTCTATAAAAATGGTAAGTGGACAACTAATGGAGCTCAAGATGCTAAGAATTTTTTAAGGGATAAACAAAATTTTACAAACTTAACTAAAGAAGCTGATGCAGCTCTTGATTTATTTGAAGACACAACAGATATTAAATACAATCGTTCAAAACCAAAGTTAGTGCGTATACCATCTGCTAATGAATTAGTTTCAAGTGCTACTGCTAATGTTGATATTCCTAAAGACCCAGAGGGATTTTTCATTGCAAGATATCCAATTAATCAAAAGGACACTGGCAACTTTGATTTTCTCAAGATAACTTGTTATGATTATCAACAAGGTGATTTTGGAGAAACTTCAAATTTATTTAAACTAACAGACATAGACAAAAGAATTAAAAAGAGAAGGGGTGTGATAAGTCTACCCATGCAACCAGGTATTTCAGAATCAAATAGTGTTGGTTGGGGTAACAATGAATTAAATCCTCTTCAAATGGCAGGAGCTAATCTTGCTACTGAAGGCATAGAGACTGCAGCTAAAGCTATATCTGGAGGAGGTTTTGATCTCACAGGGCTATTGCAAAAATCAGTAGATACAGGTAAAGCAGTGGCTGCTGGTTTGTCTCCAGAATTAATTAAAGCTTTCTTTGCACAGCAAGCAATAGGAGCAAATCTTATAGGAAGATCTACAGGATTGACAATAAACAATAACCTAGAAGTATTATTTAATGGACCTAATCTAAGATCATTTAATTATAATTACAGGTTCACACCTAGAGAACCAAAGGAAGCAGATAAAATAAAACAAATCATTAGATTCTTTAAAAAACAAATGGCTCCTAAGAGATCTACAAGTAGAATCTTTTTGAAGAGTCCTAATGTTTGGAAACTTAAATATACATATAAGAATGGAGACTCTCATCCATTCTTAAATAATATAAAGATATGTGCCCTGAATCAATTTACAGTGGACTACACTCCAGATGGTTCCTATAGCACCTATGAAGATGATGGTGGAAGAGGTGATGGATCAATGACATCCTATCAAGTGTCACTAGGGTTCTTAGAGATGACTCCAATATATAATGATGATTTCTGGAATGATGATGAAGGCAAAGAGGGAACAGGATTCTAACTATGACAAATTCTTATTTCAGACAAGTACCAGACTTTGAATATGTCAATCGTAATGCTCCTGCACATGACATATCTAACTTTATCACTGTAAAAAATCTTTTTAAGCGTGGACAGTTACGTCCTGATATCATACAAAATCTAACTTACTTTGAAAAGTATGTGGTTAGAGGTGATGATAGACCTGATACTGTGGCTGCAGAATACTATGATGACCCTACATTAGATTGGGTGGTATTACTTTCTAATAACATAACCAATATACAAAGTGAGTGGCCATTACCTCAAAAGGCTTTTGATGAAACAATGTTAGAAAAGTATGGCACTTATGAGAAATTATATTCTGGTATTCATCACCATGAAACAAAAGAAATTAAAGATTCTAAAGGTGGTGTGGTATTACCTGGTGGATTAAAAACTCCTAACAAGTGGAGGACTAATGGTAACTTTATCCAAGCAACCAATACCAAAGTCAATCAAATTTCTGGTAATGATGCAAAGGTGGCCACAGTCACCATGTATAATGGTATTAAAAATTTAACAGTGGGGTCAGAAGTTCTCATTAAAAATGTATCTAGTGATGTTTTTAATGGAAGATTCCCTATCACATCTATCTACAGTGTGGATGGTGTGGTAATTAAATTTACATATGATCTACCAGCAATACCAGATATTAAGTTACCAGAGATAGAAGGAACAGAAGAAGTCATCTTCACTGTAGAGGGAGCAGTGGGAACTGGTAATGCATATTACTATGAGTATTATGATGGCAATTCATATGACACCATACCTGCAGCAAACATGTTACAATCTGTGACTAACTATGATTATGAATCCAGTAGAGAGGATGATAAGAGAAATATATATCTACTTAAATCACAATACTTAAATGTGATTCAGAATGACATGGATAAGAACATGCCATATAAAAAAGGTGGCACTCAGTATGTGAGTGACACCTTGAAGAGAGGAGAAAATATTAAACTGTATTCATAAATCTACTTGAGTAGATTGATATATGCTGCTATGACCAAGAGGGTCAAGCAGAGTTGATTATATCTCAAGAGTCAGCTAACTTTTGAAAGTAACTAAGAGCATCATCTTCATCACTAGAAGATGAAACAGGAGCAGCAACTGCAACTGGTTCTTCAGCTTCAGCAACAACTTCTTCATCTAATCTAGGAGACTGAACTGGTTTTTGTCCTAGTACAGTTTTCAAACGTCTCTCCAAATCTTCATAAGATTTGAACTGATCAGGGGCAGTGATGGCAGAGAGTGAATACTCTTTCTTCCATATTGCTTCCAATGCATCGTCATCATCTATCAAAGGCACTACCTTATCAAACTCAGACTTATCATAGTTCCAGAACCCATCCTTCTTCACAATCTTCAACTTGAAGTTTGCACCTTGCCAGAAGTCAAAAGGATTGATTG